AGAGTCTAACCGAGAGGACGAAACAAGAGTATCAGAAAATGTTACAGAAGAATCTTCTATTGAGGTTGCAAGAGAAACTGAGCCTGTCAATAATGATGCTCAAACAGAAGATACAACAGTTGATACAGAAACTGAGGTCGCTTCTGAAGAAGTAAATGAAACTGACAGAGAAACAGAAACAATGGAAAGTGAACAAGGAGATGAGGGAACTGAAGTCGCTAGTACAGGAGGGCAAGATACCGAAAGCAGTAATGCAGAGGTGGAAGAAAGCAGGGATAGTGAAAGTTCTGGAGCAGTTGATACAGCGATTTCAATAGAAAACATTGAACGCAGAGTCAATCAAACTATTCAACGAGTAGATCAAAGACTTATTGCAACATCGCTTATTGTTGCTAAAGCTATGTCAAATGATAAGATTTTAGATACATACAATTCTGTCAATCAGAGCATCTTTCAAGATCAACCTGTAATTGATGGGGGAGAATACTATGAAACAAGAACACTTACTGACAATAGAAATATTTATGCTTTCAATCAAAACATCTATCAAGATAATGTTACGAAACATCATGAAGAAATTGAAGATGCTGTAGAGGAAAGAATCAAAGCAGAAGAACATCTTAAAAGGATAAGAGGATATTAATATGGGAGTAAAAGAATATCTTGGTATTGGCTCACTAATAATAACTTTATTAGGATTTGCTATATTTCAAGGACAATTAATAGAAAGAGTTGAAGTGCTTGAATCACAAAAAGCACCGAACATTAAACCAATGGAGAATGATATTGCTGTAATGAAAGCAGAGATAGCTGTACTTGAAGCTAAAGTTGCTGAAATGAAAGCAAGGTCTGATAACCCACTAGCACAATGATACTAGAAGCACTAGTAGCAACAGCGATTATATCGCTTTGTTATCTGTATACATTAGATTAATAATGTATAAATTTTAAAAAACTCAATTCAATTTAACAAAAAAGTTAATTCAATTTAACAAAGAGAAAATTATGCCAAAAAAAATAGACAAAGAAAAAGAAATGAAATTTGTAGAATTTTATTGTGAGGGAGAAACTCAGGGAAATGCTACACAATCCTGTATAAAAGCAGGGTGGGAGAAAGATAAAAGTCCAAGACAAATGGGATCTTATCTAAAGAAAAAATATGCAGTAGAAATAAGAGAGAGAAATGAAGATCGCATATCATCAACATCAGGCATGGCAATAACAGTTCTTCAAGACTTGCTAAGATCAGAGCAAGACTCAGTAAGATTAAATACTGCCAAACTTATTTTAGAGTTAGGAAACTATCATTCACAAAACATTAATCTCAATGTTGATAAGATGAGTTCTAAGTCAGATGATGAATTAATGAGAGAATTGCAAGAATTACTCAAAACAATGCCAAATCTTAACCCAAAACTCGAAAACAAAGAAGAAACAAAAGATGAAGTTGTCAAAACAGATCCTAAAGAGCAAAAAGACACCAATACAAGATTAATAAATTAGGGGGTACTAAGACCTATCGGCACTCGAATAAAGTCCATAATCGAGCTATTAGAGGGGTGTTTTTTTTAAATTAGAGTACAAAATATCAATTATCGCCAATTTTTGACAATGCAGAGTTTTCAATCGAATTAATTTTATTAATTATTTCTTCATACTCTTTTTTATATTTTACAAAGTAATTTTTTTTAACTCCCATTATTGAGGATCTTACATAATCATCATAAATAAAATTCCCCTCAGAACAATGAATACATTTATCTATGGAGTTATTAGTTTGAAGAAATCCTGTACCTCTACACACAACGCATTTTTCTACACAACACTCGATTATTGCAGTATTGAGAAACTTTCTTACCATTCCACACTCTTTTAATACTTCTTTTTTTAAAAAAATATCACAAACTTCCTCGAACAATTCATCAAATAATGTGCTTTCTGAGGTACGATCATCAACATACTTCATCAATAAAAGACTGTATTCTTTTTTATCTAGGTTGGAATACGACAAGAGCATATTGATATCTTCAGATGTGGTTTTATTATGGTGGGTAGATGATAACTCAAATGATTGAGTAGATGGAATCAACAATGTTAATAATTCAGCTTTCATGCTCTTTGTAATATTGTAGCAGTTCTTCTTGTAATCCGAAACGATCTTCCCATATTTTATTACCTAAATGATGAATACCCTCTCGGCCTTGATGATGATGATGACATAGAGGAATAAACTTTTCTTTGTTTTTTAGTGCGATCCCAGCACCTGTTAAATGATGTATGCAAGGTTGAGTATAAACACCATACTCTCTTTTACAAACTACACACCCAAACTCGATCATTTTTTTGTATTGTTTAACAATTTCTTTTTTAGGTTTCGTCAATGTCTTTGTTTTCTAATTGAGATATTAATTTATCTAAATACCATTGTGCTTTTTTTAAATCTTCCAAGCCATTTTTGTATTTATATCTAGCAATATACTTAGTTATATTACCCTCTAAATAATTCATTTTTTGATCTAATATAAAATCTATGACCTCTATGTTGCCTTGCTTATAATGTTGTGGGTTTATATTATTTTTTTTATTCATTTCTTTTTACGATCATTGATTAACTTTTGAATCGTAACATGCAAATCAGTATTCAAAAAATCCTTGTAAGTTTTTGCTTTTGACCTGTAAATTGCTTGTACTTCCTCAAAATATGGATTCGATTCTGAGCATGATCTGTTGTTTTTTTTAGACCATAGATTAATTTCTGCAATTCTTTTATCTTTCCATTCAAAATCTTTATTCATCTAAAACTCCTAATCTGTCTAACTACAGATGTTTGTTCTTGTTGTCTTTCGGTGTAATTGCTACCTCGTAAACTAGGATTATCTTCTTTAATTTTTCTAGCACATCTACTAATAGATTCATATTTTGATAATTCTTCTATGCCCAAAATAGTCATAAAATCCCTATCGCCTTGATATCCCATATTATTTAATTGAATATACCAAACCATGCCCACAAGTATATTATCTTGATCTCTAGCTATTGGGTTTTCTTCTAGCACTTTATAAACTAAGTCTTTTACTTTTAATATATTCATAATGTTTTCCTGTCCAGCTTAATTGCTGGTATACCCTATTGTATCAAAATATTTCTTTATTGTAAAACCCCTTGATTTTATTGACCTGTAGCACTAACTTAATTCCTGATAAAATTTTTTCTCTCTCCTAATGTTTGCAGATTGAGTTCGGAAAAGATCGCAAAAAAGTTCGGCACTTTTTATCTTATGTCTAAGGCCTATGTACTTCTCCTTAGACTCTGCCATAAGCTCAATATACTTAGCCACTTGGGGTTGAGTATTAGCAACAGCAGTTCTCTCAGTAGCAGTCATCTTGTTTTTCATCAAATCAATGTATGCTAGATCCCTCTCATACTTCATTTCTTGACTATATTTTTCATACAGACTTTCCCATTTAGCCAATTCTTGACCAAGTTCTGATATTTTCATTACTGCTTTTTCAAGCATTTCATCGCCAAGCTTAATCATTATTGCTTACCTCTAACTTTTTTAAATGTCTACTCATTATATTTTCTACATTATCAACAATATCTATCCATTTTTCTTCTGATTCTTTAGTTCTCATGCCATTATCATCAAAAATTGGATCAAGTGCAGACATTTCTTCAACATAACTAGCTATATCATGATACATTTCTACCCATTGGGTTGGTTGTAGTGTTGGTTTTACTCTATCTCCATACTGATCTATGTATTCTGTTTTTGTATTTCCATGTTCTTGATATGTAATTTTTTTACTCATATTGACCTATCCTCGACATACTGTCTTTCAAATTCTTCTTTTTCTTGGCTTGTAAACTGTCTGTGAGGAAGTCCAAAAGAAGTCCTAACTTTGTTGATCTCGATAATATATTTTTGAAATTCTGCCAATATATCATCATAATTTTGCTCTATGTAATCTCTATATTCACTCATAAATTTACTCCTATTTGCATTTTGATCGGAAAAGTGTTACAAAAGAGTTTTTCTTTATATATAATATATAATATATTATATATTTCTTTGTCTTTGTTTTTGTTTTTCCATACCTAGTTATTATATATATATTATATAAGGGATCATTACAAGATATTTCTTTCAGATATTACGAATATTTCTTTTGACAAAACCAAATATTTCATATAATGTCTTATATTGTGGGGTAGATAGATAAGATCCTACTTGATGGTCAATATCTATCTACTTTTAACAATTAATAAATTAAGGAGATAAATATGAAAAATATTAAGAAAAAAATTAATATTACTAAGAAACAAGCAGATAAACTCAAAAAAGCACAAGATAAATGGTTTGATGACCATGTAATCATAAGTGGCTTTGGAGATAGTGCAGATGTATTTGCAGATAAACTCAAAAAAGATCTACATAAAGACACACTCAAAAAACATAAGTTACAAGTTAGTGATAAGGAGTAATTTATGAAATTTATAATTATTTACAAATTTAGCAAAAATTCTAAA